AAGCGCAGGATCAGTTACATTAACTGAACGAATTATTCAACCCGAATATTTTCAAGTAAATCAAGAAATGTGTCTCACACCTTTCCAATCTGATTGGGAGGCTGCTCAAATGGGATACTCTGCTTTTGATCAATTACCTCCCAAGTTTTCTGATTTTATTATTGGACAATTTGCTGCTGAGGTAGCTGCTAAAACAGAATCTAACATTTGGAGTGGAGTAAACGCAAACGCAGGTGAATTTGACGGATTTACAACTCTTATGACGGCTGATGCTGATGTAATTGATGTAGTTGCAGGTGCAGTTGTTGTTGGAAACGTAGTTACAGAAATGCAGAAAATAGTTGATGCTATTCCTGCTACTTTGTTCGGCAAGGAAGATTTACATATCTATGTATCACAAAACATTGCCAAGGCTTATGTTGGTGCAATGGGTGCATTGGGAAGTGGTATTGACAACAGAGGAGCATTGTGGTATCAGAATGGCGCACCTTTATCTTTCGGTGGTATTCCTTTGTTTGTTGCTAATGGATTAGCAAATAACACTGCGGTAGCTGCTGAGAAATCAAACTTGTACTTTGGTACTTCTTTACTTAGCGATCAGAACGAAGTTAAGTTATTAGATATGAGAGATTTGGATGGCTCACAGAATGTTCGTTTAATCATGAGATTTGCGGCATCTGTTCAGTACGGAATTGGTTCTGACATCGTTCTTTACTCTTAATAAATTTTAAACCATAAGAAAGGGGTAGGTGGGTATGTCTATCTACCCTTTTTTTTTAAAATATAAAAAATATGGCTTGTAACGTAACTTCGGGAAGAGTACTCCCATGTAAGGCAGGATATGGAGGCATAAAGGCTGCTTACTTTTTTGACTTAGATGCACTTGGTGCATTAACGTATACAGATGGTGTAATTACTGCAATAGCAGGTACTCCAACAGTATATGAATATGATGTAAAAAACACATCATCACTAGAAACTGCCATAAACAGTTCTAGGGAAACAGGAACAACATTCTATGAGCAAACACTTAGTTTAACTTTAACTTACTTAGATGCACCAACACAAGAGCAAATCAAATTGATTGCTTGGGGACGTCCTAGTGTAGCGGTTGAAGATTATTATGGAAATATGTTCATTGCAGGATTAGAAAATGGAATGGAATTGAGTGGGGGGACTATTGGCACTGGCACTCAACCCGGTGATCTAAGTGGTTTCACAATGACATTGGTAGGACAAGAAGTTGATCCTGCTACATTTATCACACCTGCTTTAGTAACTGGAGCAACACAAGGAACAAAAATTGATCCTACGGCTGCAGTAACACCTTAATTATTTATTTTCTTCTAGTGAAAGCATCTCTTTTTAGGGGGTGCTTTTTTTTTGTCTTATTTTTACATTTTTTAACCTTCAAATTATACATCAATGCAAGAGATACACAATCAAATCAAAACTTTAGAATCACAATTAACAGGAAATATGTTCTCAGATATGGAAATAAAAGACAAAATACATAATTTAAAAATGAAGGCAAATGGTTGTAAGCCTATTAATACAGAAATTGATTGTGTTGGGTGTGGTTCTTAAAACAAAACATCATTTTTTTTGCGTTATATAGGTATGATTGTATTAACGACATCAGCAACTGCACAAACATTTAAAGTAATACCAAGAGATTATTCTTTAACGGCATTTACAATGAGCATAAGAGATGATAGTACAAATGTAACTGTGACATATAATATCACTGGGGCAACTGTATCGGGTAACTATGTTACTTATCAAAACACATTTTCACCCATTTTAGTAGAGAATCATTTCTATGACATGACACTTTACACAGGAACAAACATAATTTTTAAAGATAGAATCTTTTGTACTGATCAAACAATCAATCAAGTGGATAATGATTATTACAACTTAAATGATGGTGTGTACACAACTGATGATTCTTACAACAATGAATATATCGTAGTATGAAAAGACAAAAGAGTTTACCAAAAGGTGTAACAAAACAACCAAGTATTGGGTTTGTTAATTTAAGCACCTACACTTCACCCGAAGTAAAAGAGGTAAAAAACAAAGATTGGGTAGAATATGGTGCTGATAATAATTACTTTCAATTCTTAATTGATAGATATAATGGATCAGCCACAAACAACGCTGCTATTAATGGCATAAGCCAAGCAATTTATGGCAAAGGATTAAACGCAACAGATGCCAATAAAAAACCCGATCAATATGCCCAAATGATTTCAATGTTTGGGAAGGATTGTGTTAGAAAATTGTCCTACGATTTAAAATTAATGGGACAATGTGCTGCTCAAATAATCTATTCTAAAGACAGAAAGAAGATTGTCAAAGTAGAACACTTTCCAATAGAAACTTTAAGGGCAGAAAAGGCAAATGAAGAAGGTGAAGTTTCTGCTTATTATTATTTTAAGGATTGGACAAACATAAAACCAAGTGATACACCTTTAAGAATCCCGGCATTTGGGATGTCAAAAGAGGATATTGAGATTTTATATATTAAACCATACAAAGCAGGTTTCTATTATTATTCGCCAGTAGATTATCAAGGTGGTTTGCAATATTGTGAGTTAGAAGAAGAGATTTCTAACTATCACATTAATAATATAATGAATGGTTTAGCACCTTCCATGCTCATTAACTTTAATAACGGAACACCCAACCAAGAAGAAAGGCAATTATTAGAAAACAAAATTGCATCTAAGTTTAGTGGGACATCAAACGCAGGTAAATTCATCCTTGCATTCAATGATAATGCAGAATCAAAGGCAGACATTACTCCTGTTCAGTTAAGCGATGCACACAATCAGTATCAATTCCTTTCCACAGAGGCTACACAAAAAATAATGGTAGCGCATAGGGTTGTTTCACCTATGTTATTAGGAATAAAAGATAATTCGGGTTTAGGCAATAACGCTGAAGAAATAAAGACTGCAAGTTTATTGATGGACAACACAGTAATACGTCCGTTTCAAGAACTTTTAATTGATTCATTTGATCAAATACTAGCCTACAATGACATTGCTTTAAATCTTTATTTTGTGACTTTGCAACCATTAGAATTTACAGAGGTTGACACAACAATACAAAGCCAAGAAGACATTGAAGAAGAAACAGGTGTGCAGATGTCAAAGATTAGTTTAAAAGAGATTGATGGGCAAACTGTATTTGAGACTAAAGAAGAAGCCATTGCAGAAGCAGAAAAATTAGGATGTGAAGGATATCACACCCACATGGAAGGTGACAAAGAATGGTTTATGGCTTGTGAGACACACGATAAAGCAAGTGAAGAAATTCCCGAACTAACTGATGAAATGGGTGATGAGATACTTGCTGAATTGGAAGGTGAGGTTATCACAGATGAATGGGAACTAGTAGATGAAAGAGAATATGAAGGTGAGAATCTTGAAGAGTGGGCAACTCAATTAATTCAACCAAGTAAATCAAAACTTCAAAAGTTTGCAGATCAAATTACAGGTAAGCCAAAAGTGTTTTCTGTCTTAGATAAAAACCTTTACAAAATACGATACAAGTATTTTAAGAAATCTAAGAAGGCAATGAAAAGCGGAAATGAATCTAGATTGTTTTGCTCAAATATGATGAAGTTAGCAGGGCAAGGAATCATTTACAGAATTGAAGACATTGACAAAGCATCAGACAAAGGTGTAAACAAGCGACTAGGACACAAAGGGAAGCCTTATAACCTCTTTAAATTCAAAGGTGGTATCTATTGTCGACACGCTTGGAAAGAGCAGCTATATAGGCTTAAAAAGAACACAGAGAAAACTGATGATTTTGACAAATACAAAAGAGCAACAACAATACCTAAGAGTTACAAACCTTCTCCAAGGGGATGGAAAGAGGCACAAATTGCTCCAGTAAATATGCCAAATCAAGGTGCATATCCAACTAAAAAGAAATAAGAAATGGCAACAGTATTATTCATAAATCGCACCGACTTAGTCAGAAATTCTATCTTAGATGGCAATGTTGACACAGATAAGTTCATACAATTTATCAAGATTAGCCAACAGATAAATATTCAGAATTATTTAGGTACAAAACTTTACGATAAGTTTACTTTAATAGTTGGAAATGGAGACATTGACACTGTTCCTTATGCTGATTATAAGACACTTCTAAACGAATACATTCAGCCTATGTTGATTTGGTTTGCCCAAGTGGATTATCTTCCATTTGCTGCTTATCAAGTTAAAAATGGAGGGGTATTTAAACACACCTCAGAGAACGCTGAGACTGTTAACAAAACAGAAGTAGACTATCTAGTAGAAAAAGCTAGAACACACGCTGAGTGGTACGCTAGAAGGTTTATAGACTATATGTGTTTCAACGAGAATTTATTTCCCGAATACACTTCGAATGTAAACAATGATATTTATCCAAGTTCTGACGCAACTTTTAACGGATGGGTTCTGTGAGTTACAAACCGAAAGAAGAAAACATTAAAAAATTAAAAAAGTTTTTATTAAAACTAGAAAAAAATGGCTGATTTATTTAATCAACAAATATCCGCAACATATTCGGGTTTACTCAAAACCTCAAGTAGTGGAGTATTAAGCGCATCACTCACTCAGATAACGGATGGTAGGGGAAACACATCACCATTATATCTTTCAACTGATTCAATTCAGTTTTATGGAGAATACGCTTTTCCGAATACAGATGGTTTAGATGGGCAAGTTTTAAAAACTGATGGAGCAGGTGTTTTGACTTGGGAAAATGATAGCCTTTCAAACACATTAGATTTTTCGGGTGGTACAGGCACAGGCTCAGTTACTTTAGACAGTCAAACATTAGCCTTTACAGGTACGGCAAATGAAATAGTAACAAGCGCATCAAGCCAAGCAATTACTTTATCCTTTCCAACCGCAGGTGTTGTCCTTCCCGATGGATCAGTAGCGACTACACAAACGGCTAGTGATAACTCCACAAAGGTTGCTACTACTGAATATGTAGATAATCAAGTATCAACCGCAGGAACTGTTACATCAGTAGCGTTAAGTGTTCCAACGGGATTAACTGTTACGGGTTCACCAATAACCACAAATGGAACTATTGCTATAGGTGGTACTTTAGGGGTTGCCAATGGAGGTACGGGAGCAACTACATTAACGGGTATTTTAGTAGGTAATGGTACAAGTGCTATTTCAGTAGTATCTGATGGAAT